GGCTTGGTTCCCGGTTTTGATAGTGGCGGCTACACCGGTGATGGCGGTAAATACCAACCGAAAGGCGTTGTACACGGCGGTGAGTTTGTTTTTACGAAGGAAGCGACCAGAGCATTGGGTGTCGGCAATCTCTATGCGTTGATGCGTGGAGGACAAGGGTATGCCGATGGTGGTTACGTTGGCCGGGCGCCAACGTATGGCCTGCAATCTCCTGCTGCTGGTGGCGTAAATGTTCAAACGTCTGTAGTCGTTCAAAACCAGAACTCTCAGCAGCAGACTACAGGCAGCAACGACGCTATTTCACGGGCTTACAAACAGACCATCGATCAATCTGTTCGTGCTGGGATTGCCAAACAGTTGCAACCTGGGGGGCTAATCTGGAATGCAACGAAATCTAGATAATTAACAGGAACTCTCATTTGTAGTACCCCTATTTTTGGTAATCGTATCAAGAATACAGACCATCCTCATACTGAGGTGTTATGATTATCTCCTTGAAATTAATAAGTTAAGGTTTTTTGAATGGCTTCAATTAAAGTGACAGCCCTGTGGGTAGGGGATGGAAAATCAAGCATTTCATTCGTTTCTCCAGTCCTGAATGACAAAAAGCTAAATTATGACTCTGCTGCCTTCGGTTTTGGTTTTGTAGAAAACTTTGAGACATGGGGAGTTGAGCGTTACCCATTCGTAATGGAAGAATTTGGGGATGGGTTAGCTCTTCTGGATTGGGGTTCAACAATCCAAAAAAACACCGCAACAATTGATATTCTTGATATCCCCCTAAATGTAGACGGTGTCATTACATATAACGAAACTGACGAGGACGGAATGCAGCGTGGCCCTTATGTCTACCGAATTTCGACCATAGAAACGTTTTAATACCTCGTATGCACTCTTGTGAATAACCCGCTTCTGCGGGTTTTTTTATACCCGGAGGATAAGTGGCGATCCAAACATTCACTTGGCGAACCCAGATACATGCAGGAATGGAGGGGGAGTTCAGCTACTCAACTCGTTCTGCATCCTTTGGTGACGGTTATGAGCAGATCGTTGGGGATGGAATTAATCCTGAAAAACAGTCCTGGCCAATGACTCTTACTGGGAAGAAGGCAGAGATACTTGCAGCTCTGAGTTTTTGCCGCGAACACATTACAAAATCCTTTATCTGGACATCCCCTGTTGGCGAAACCGGTTTATACCGGATAGAAGCTGATTCCATTAAAGCCCAGCCGCTCTCCAGCAAAGTGATGATCATAAAAGCAACCTTCAAGCAGGCATACGCACCATGATTACCGAAGATTATCAACGCCTCGAACCTGGTGAAAAAATGCGTCTTCTCGAGGTGGACGGTTCTGCGTTTGGTCTGGACAACGTTCTGCGCTTTCATGCATATAACTTGCCGCATACCGAAGATGAAATTGCGGCTGCTGGTGGCGACGAATCAAAGCTTAAGGCGAAGAGCATCTGGTGGCAGGGCGAAGAGTATGGTGCCTGGCCATATAAGCTGGAGGGGCTGGAAGCCTCTACCTATGGCAGCAGTGCGCAGCCTACGCTTACCGTGGCAAATATTGACAGCTCAATCACGGCGCTCTGTCTTGCTTATGACGATATGCTGCAGGCCAAGGTCACTATTCATGACACATTTACGCATTATCTCGATGCGCGCAATTTCCCGGATGGAAATCCCACAGCAGATCCCCTGCAGGTGAGGAAACGAGTTTTCTACATCGACGGTAAAAATAGTGAGTTGCCCGGCGAAAGTATTGAGTTTGTTCTTACCAGTCCGATGGACCTGCAGGGATTGATGATCCCGACACGTCAGCTTCATTCTCTGTGTACCTGGTGTATCCGGAATAAATATCGCACCGGCGACGGCTGTGACTATGCCGGAACCCGCTATTTCGATAAAAACAACAACCAGGTGAGCGACCCTTCTCTGGACGAATGCAACGGCACGCTTACGGCCTGTAAGCTCCGGCATGGAGACGGCAACGAACTGCCGTTCGGTGGGTTCCCAGGCACGTCTTTGATCAGGAGCTGATATGCGTCAGAAAACCATCGATGCGATTATGGCCCATGCTGCAGCTGAGTATCCTCGCGAGTGTTGCGGCGTGGTGGCGCAGAAAAGCCGTGTTGAACGTTATTTCCCGTGCCGGAATCTTGCCGTGGTGCCGGAGGACAATTTTGTACTTTGCCCCGAAGACTATGCAGCTGCTGAAGACTGGGGGAAGGTCATTGCCATCGCTCACAGTCACCCTGATGCCACGACGCAACCGAGCGAACTGGATAAAGCGCAATGCGATGCAACCCTTTTACCCTGGCATATCGTGAGCTGGCCGGAGGGGGATTTACGGACCATTCAGCCGCGTGGAGAACTGCCGCTGCTCGAGCGTCCGTTTGTACTTGGTCACTTTGACTGCTGGGGGCTGGTAATGAGCTATTTCCGGCAAACGCATGGTATCGAGCTTCACGATTACCGGGTCGATTATCCCTGGTGGGAAAACGACTATCCGGACAATTTCTATCAGGATTGCTGGTATGAGTGCGGATTCCTTGAATTCGACGGGCCGCCAAAACCAGGCGATATGGTGATCATGCAGGTTCAGGCTGATAAGTGGAATCATGCGGGGATTCTGCTGGAAGGCAACATGCTACTGCATCACCTTTATGGGCACTTGAGCCAACGGGTTCCTTATGGCGGTTATTGGCGCGATCGAACAATGAAAACAGTTCGTCACAAATCGCTTTTTATTTAATAATAATTGTCTTAAACATTAATTAGGCTGGTCTAATGCATGCAACTAAACAATGAAATAAAGGGTTTTTTAAAATGGATTTTAATATTAAGCCCTACCATAATTGGTGGTTAACTTTTAGTTAATAATATTTTCAGTTGCGATTTCAATCTATGGACTGGCGGTGGGCAACTATTCACAGGGCTTGGGCTGACATTGTTTTTATTTAGATGGATTACATGGGGTGACTGTGATTTCAAAGTTGGCGGAGGGATGTTCGCTTTAGGAGTCGCATTTGGCATTTTCGGTGTGTTCTCAAGCTCTAAGGCTTTGGATCAAGACTATGTAAGGCTGCGATCTGATTTGCAAGACGCATTCGTAGATGCTTCGGCTAATTGCCAGGGGGATGGGAAATCCTATCTCAATGCAGCGCAAATTTGTGCTATGGCACCAGTTATGGAAGTAACAGATTTGAATTATCAGTTGATGAAGGCGAAGTATCTTCCTCCAACTGCCTCACTTATTGATGGCATGTACCACTCCACCGATGATGCGAAGATTGATGCTTGTTTAGTGAGCTATTTTTCACTATCCGCAAAATGCCCTAATAGCTTCGTAACATTCAATCTAAACCACCCTGAAATGAAGTCGATTGAATCACTGAAACAGTGTTCTTCATTTTGGAAATGGATTCAAAGTTGGGTTTAAATCTATATTCAATCAACTTTCTAATCTAATTGCCATATGCCATGTAATTACGCAGCGCCCATCTTAATCAATGGGCTTTTTTGGGAGTGGATTGCTTGTGATTAAAGCACGTGACTCAATCAGAACGATTCGCCTTTACGGAGTCCTCGGGGCTACCTTTGGTCGTGAATTCAAACTATATGTTTCTTCTCCAAAAGAAGCAGTTCGAGCCCTATGTGTCATCCTTCCCGGCTTTGAACGTTTCCTGAATACCAGTAAGCAACGGGGCCTGACTTACGCGGTTTTCAGCGGTAAGCGTAACCTGAACAATGATGAACTCGTCATGGATCAGAGCTCGGCTGATATTCGCATAGCGCCAGTTATCGTTGGGAGTAAGCGAGGAGGTATCTTCCAAACCATCCTCGGTGTTGCACTTGTTGCTGCTGCAATCTGGATGCCTGGAGTAGGTATCACCGCGAGTAACATTATGTTCCAGATCGGAGGGGCAATGGCCTTGGGCGGCATTGTGCAGATGCTCTCGCCGCAGACAACCGGACTCGCCAGCAAGCAATCGGCGGACAACAAGGCCAGTTATGCCTTTGGTGGAGTCACAAATACGACAGCCCAGGGGAATTCGGTACCGCTCCTGTATGGTCGCCGGCGAATCGGTGGCGCGATTATTTCTGCCGGGATTTATGTTGAAGATCAGCAATAAATAAATACCTTCTTTCAGGCCACCTTCGGGTGGCTTTTTTTATGGGTGCAATATGGCAACTGCAATCGCTATAAAAGGCCGCAAGGGCGGCAGCTCCAGTTCCCGAACCCCTACCGAACAGCCTGACGATCTGCAATCTGTAGCGAAGGCTAAAATACTGGTTGCGCTTGGGGAAGGGGAGTTTGCAGGGCAGCTAACCGGCAAAGATATCTACCTGGACGGAACGGCTCTGGAGAATGCTGACGGCTCCCAAAACTTCAGCGGTGTGACGTGGGAGTTTCGGCCAGGAACTCAGGCACAAAAATACATTCAAGGGATCCCGGGTACCGAAAACGAAATCAGCGTGGGAACTGAGGTATCGAGCGCTACAGCGTGGACGCGCACGTTTACCAATACGCAGCTTTCAGCGGTTCGCCTGCGTATGAAATGGCCTTCGCTTTTCAAGCAGGAGGACGACGGCGATCTGGTAGGTTACTCGGTTAATTATGCGATTGACCTGCAGATGGACGGCGGTACATGGCAGACGGTACTCAATACCAGCGTGACCGGCAAAACGACTTCTGGTTACGAGCGCAGCCACCGTATTGATTTACCTCAGGCTGGCAGCACCTGGACAATCCGACTACGTAAGATTACGTCTGATGCCAACAGCGCGAAGATCGGCGACACGATGATGCTGCAGAGCTTCACCGAGGTAATTGACGCCAAATTACGCTATCCAAACACAGCGCTGCTTTATATCGAATTCGATTCCAGCCAGTTTAACGGCTCTATCCCGCAGATCTCCTGCGAGCCCCGCGGCCGAGTTATCCGCGTACCGGATACTTACGACCACGAAACCCGCACTTATAGCGGTACGTGGGCTGGGACATTTAAATGGGCCTGGACCGATAACCCTGCATGGATTTTCTACGACCTGGTGGTCAGCGACCGTTTCGGACTTGGGGATCGTCTTACAACGGCCAACATAGATAAATGGACGCTCTACCAGGTTGCACAGTATTGCGATCAACTGGTACCGGATGGCAAAGGCGGAAGTGGTACCGAACCACGTTATACCTGCAACGTATACATTCAGGAACGCAACGACGCTTATACGGTCCTGCGTGATTTTGCTGCTATCTTCCGCGGGATGACCTACTGGGGCGACGACCAGATTGTAGCGCTGGCGGACATGCCGAGAGATGTTGATTTTACATACACTCATGCGAACGTTATTGATGGCCGATTTACCTATTCCAGCAGTACTACAAAGAACCGTTACACCAATGCGCTGGTGTCCTGGTCGGATCCTGATAACGCCTATTCTGATGCGATGGAGCCTGTTTTTGAGCAGGCACTTGTTGCGCGTTATGGGTTTAATCAACTTGAGATAACTGCGATCGGTTGTACCCGTCAGTCGGAAGCGAATCGGAAAGGGCGATGGGGGATCCTCACCAACAATAAAGATCGCATTGTTACTTTCAATGTAGGGGAAGATGGCAACATTCCACAGCCCGGCTATGTAATCGCTGTAGCGGACCGAAATCTCTCCGGGCGCGACTTGGGCGGCCGTATCTCTGCGGTGAATGGTCGCGTGCTGACCCTGGACAGGGCTCCGGATGCTTCGGCAGCCGACAGGATGATTGTCAATCTTCCATCGGGTGTTTCACAGTCTCGCACCATTCAGTCGATAACGGGCAATAAAGTGACCGTTACGACCGCTTACAGCGAAACGCCTGTGGCTGAGGCCGTATGGGTCATTGAGTCTGATGAACTCTACGCACAGCAGTATCGCGTTATTACGGTAACTGATAATAATGACGGCACGTTCACAATCGTCGGTGCAAATCACGAACCGGATAAATTCGATCGCATTGATACCGGAGCCATCATTGACCAGCGGCCGGTGAGCGTGATCCCGCCGGGCAACCAGTCGCCACCTGCGAACATCGTGATCAGCTCGTTTTCAGTGGTGCAGCAAAATATCAGCGTCGAAACGATGCGCGTGAGCTGGGACCAGGCGCAGAACGCTATAGCCTATGAGGCTCAATGGCGGCGTAACGACGGGAACTGGGTAAACGTGCCACGCAGCTCTACCACGTCATTCGACGTCCCCGGGATTTATGCAGGGCGCTACCTGGTGCGCGTGCGCGCAATCAATGCCGCAGAAATCTCGTCCGGCTGGGGCTATTCAGAAGAGAAAACACTGACGGGGAAAGTGGGCAACCCACCGAAGCCGGTTGGCTTCATCGCTTCTGAAAACGTGGTATTCGGTATCGAGCTGAACTGGGGATTCCCGGCTAATACCGACGACACGCTTAAGACGGAAATTCAGTACAGCCTGACCGGTACCGAGGACGATGCGATGCTGCTGGCCGATGTGCCTTATCCGCAGCGCAAATATCAGCAGATGGGCCTTAAGGCTGGGCAGATTTTCTGGTACCGCGCGCAGCTGGTGGACCGCAGCGGCAACGAATCAGGGTACGCAGAATGGGTGCGAGGACAGGCCAGCATCGATGTTTCCGACATCACAGATGTGATCCTGGAGGAAATTAAAGACTCCGATACGTTCAAAGACCTGATCGAGAACGCGGTAGACAGCAATGAAAAAATTGCTGGCATGGCTGACGACATCAAACAGGCCAACGATGAACTTGAGCTGCAGGCGCTGGCCATCAAAGAAAATGCTGACGGGCTGGCCCAGGCCGAAGTTAAGATTGATGAAATTTCTGTCTCTATGGACGGCATGACGGGCGGGGTGAAAAACTCAGCCATTGCCATTATCCAGAACGGGCTGGCGCAGGTGGCTACGCGTAAAAGGCTATCCGCAACGGTCGCCGGTAACAGTGCGCAGCTGGATCGTATTGATGAGGTAATCGTTAACGAGAAGGAGGCAACGGCGCGCTCGCTGCTGAGCCTGCAGACGGACGTCAACGTCAACGAGAGG